GGGTGGCTGGAAATGCATGGGTGGCTGGAAATGCAAGGGTGACTGATAATGCATGGGTGACTGGAAATGCATGGGTGGCTGACATCACAGATTATATGCTTATCGGCAGAATTGGAAGTCGCAACGATTTTACAACGTTTTTTAAGAATAAAGGTGGCGGTATATCTGTTAAATGCGGGTGTTTTAGTGGGACGATTGAGGAGTTTAGGGAAATGGTCAAAAAAACTCACGGCGCAGACACGAAACATGCAAAGATATATAAAGCCGCGGCAGACTTGGCAGAGTTGCAGATTTTAGACCAGGAGGCGGAATAATGGATATGCAAATAGTATTAAATCGGTTAGACGCTTTGATTAAATATATTGAGTATCATGATACTTACGATGAGAGAATTAGTGCGTTTGTGCTACTCCGGTATTTGCGGAAAATGGCAGCAGGTATAGACTGTGAACTATCAAAGCAGAAAACCCAGTCCAATAATAATCAATCCTGTGACGAATCTTCCGACGGTTCAGCGGCTACCGCCAAGCATTATCAGATTGACGGCGCAAGGCTGCAGCCTGTGGAAATGCTGCAGGATATTCTCACGCCGGAGGAATTCAGGGGTTGGCTCAAGGGCAGTATGTTTAAATATTTCTGCCGTGCAGGGAAGAAACCGGGCGAGCCGTATGAACGGGATATGGCTAAATGTTTGCAGTTTAATGAGTGGCTCAAGCAGGTAGCTGCCGGAAAGAAAATCAATCCGAGGGAATAATGATGGATGTATGCAGTTTTTTGGAACGTGTCCGCGGGCAGCGGTATCGTTTATCTGCGCTGGAAGATGAGTTAAAGCAGTGCCGGGCGGACGCTGAATTAATATCATCTCCGGCTTTAACCGAGCGGGTGCAGTCTTCTAATCAGAAAGATACGTCTGATCTGTTTATCAGTATTGAACATTATGAACAACTGGTACAGGAAAGGATAGCGGAATCATTGCGATATCGGGCGCGGGCGCTGGATATCATTGCCTATGAAACGGATAATGTGTCGTATTCGGTATTGCTCCGCTGGTATATCTTAGATCAGTCATGGGAGGAAATTATACGGGAGATGCATTATTCGAAATCGGTTTTAAGTGACCGGAAGAATGAATCATTGACATACTTATCACGAGTCATTCCGCCGGAACTTTTAGAGGTTCGGACGTAATCGGACGAAATCGGACGCCAAAATGTGATATTATGGTAGCGTGAAGATGAAGAAATAATACTCCTGAATGTTTCCATGATTCATCTCCTCCTTAATTAAGTAAAAAGCGCACTGACCTTCCCGCGGTGCGCTTTTTACATTCCTTGCGAGGTTATCTATGATACCGGTATATTGCGCGTATATAGAAATGCGCGATCCTGAGACGCTGGTGCCGAATCCGCGAAATCCGAATCGGCACAGCGATAAGCAGATTGCTCTGTTAGCAAAAATCATACAGACGCAGGGCTGGCGTGCTCCGATTACTATTTCTAAGCGTTCCGGGTTCGTTGTCCGTGGTCATGGCCGTTTGCTGGCTGCATTATCCTTAGGGCTGACGGAAGCTCCGGTGGATGTGCAGGAATATGAATCGGAAGCTGCGGAATATGCAGATTTGATTGCGGATAATCGTATTGCGGAATTATCGAATATTGATAATGACCTGCTGGGACAGTTATTGGCGGATACAGGCGATTTTGCGGACGTCACCGGCTACTCTGACAGTGATATTGACCGGCTTATCGGTGAGGCTGAATCGGCTGCTGCCGGAAAGGGCGTCGGCGAAGATGATTTTGATGCCGAAGCGGAAGCTGCAGATATTAAAGAACCGGTAACGCAATCAGGGGATATTTGGGAGCTTGGTAACCATCGGCTCTTGTGCGGGGATTCTACGAATCCGGATGATATAAAACTTGTCATGGATGGGCAGCTGGCGGATATGGTATTTACCGATCCGCCGTACAACGTGGAATATGTCGGTAAGACTAAAGATCACCTCACCATACAGAATGACAAAATGGATGATGATGAATTTCGCCTGTTTTTGTCGGAAGCATTCGTTGCGATGGCGGCAGTGCTCAAAAATGGGGGGGCGTATTACATCTGTCATGCGGACAGCTCCGGTGATATTTTCCGGCGAGCGGTTAGGGATTCCGGCTTGCTGTTAAAACAGTGCTTAATCTGGGTTAAGAATACGATTGTTTTAGGGCGGCAGGATTATCAATGGCAGCATGAACCGATACTGTACGGCTGGAAACCGGAAGGCTCGCATAAGTTTTACGGCGGGCGAAATAAATCTACTGTGATTGATGAACATCTGCCGCTGTCTATTACGGAAACGGATGATGGTTATGTGCTGAATTTCAAGACTGATACGCAGGATATTAATATTAAAGTGCCAAGTTATGATATCATCGATTCAGGCACGGATGCTGATACTACAATCTGGCGCATACCGAAGCCGACCAGATCAGCAGATCATCCGACCATGAAACCGATCGCGCTCTGTACGCGCGCAATTTTGAATTCAAGCCGCAAAGATGAACTCGTATTAGAACCGTTTTGCGGCTTGGGCAGTACGCTGATAGCTTGTGAGCAGACGGGACGTAAGTGCAGGGCGATTGAGCTCGATCCGGTGTACTGCGATGTAATCGTTAAGCGGTATATTAAACAGGTCGGTACATCTGCTGATGTGAAATTACACCGCGGCGGGGAAATAATTGATTATATAGATTTATAATTTACATTGCGGAGGTGAGGTGATGCCGCGGCGGAATGAGGACAAGTATAATGCTGCTTATAACGATTTCAAGCGCGGTGTCGCTGCCGCCGAAATTGCCAGCAAATATGGGTTAAATAAAAATACCGTCTACGGTTGGTTTCGGAAATGGCGCAGTAATTCGAATAAAAAATCGGTAATAAGCGCACGCGGTCTGCGGCATAACTTATACAGCCGGTATCTTACGCCGGAAACTCTTAAGGCTGCCGCTGAATTGCGGGGAGTATCTCCGCTTGATATACAGTGGATGTTGATCAGCTTGAAATTCGTCGCGATCATGACGTCGTGGCAGGCGATGATTGAATTTATCCGACAAGGCGATACAGAAATCACTACTACGGATAAAACTGTAAGTACGGATACGACCGGTAAGCGGGTAGTGACCGTATCAACGCATACCGAGAAAGTATTGGTCTTTGATAAATGGCAGTCGTTTTTGAATACACAAGCCAGAGCAATGGCTACACTATCACATATGCTAAGAATATATGAGGATATGCTCCCGGAATCTCCGGAGAATGAGGAACGTATTACTCGCATTGATAAGATGCGGGCAGAAATACAGAATATTAAACGTCTGGGGTCTGCAGAAGGCAAGCCCGATCTGGCGGGCTATATAAATGCGTTACAGGCTGGAACGTCGGAGGTGTGGAATAATGGCGGTAATTGATAGGGGTGCATCGTTTCAATTTCTGCCGTTTTCCCGAAAGCAGAAACAGCTGCTCTCATGGTGGATGCCGGAAAATTCGCCGTATGCCGATTATGATCTGGTGATTGCGGACGGCTCAATTCGTTCTGGGAAAACAATTGCTATGGTGAATGCGTTCCTGCTTTGGTCGCTTAGCCAGTTCGATGGGCAGGCGTTTATCGTTGCCGGACGTTCGTCCGGTGCATTAAAGCGTAATCTGCTTCGGCCGATGTTTCAGATCCTGCACTCTATGCAGGTGCCGTATACATATAATCGATCAGAGAATTATATAACGATCGGCAGTAATACATATTACTGTTTCGGTGCAAGCAATGAAGCCAGTCAGGATGTGATTCAAGGGTTGACTGCCGCCGGAGCGCTGGCTGATGAAGCTGCATTGTTTCCACGGTCGTTCGTTGAACAGATGATTGGCCGCTGCTCTGTTAAAAATTCTAAAATCTGGATGAACTGTAATCCGGAATCACCGTACCATTACATTAAAACGGATTACATTGATAAAGCTGAAGAAAAACGAATCCTACACTTGCACTTTACGCTTGATGATAACTTATCACTCACCGAAGAAGTTAAAGAGCGTTATCGCAGATTGTATCAGGGTATCTGGTATAAGCGTATGATTCTTGGCTTGTGGGTGATTGCCGAAGGCGTTATTTACGATATGTTTACGGACGCGAATCTGTACAATGATGATACGCGGCCGGAGCAGTTGCGCGGCCGGAGCCGGAGATATATTTCCATAGACTATGGGACGATTAATCCCATGGTCTTTTTAGATGTTTACGATGATGGCACCGACCTCTGGTTAGACAAAGAATATTATTTCAATTCCCGCAAAGAGGGGCGGCAGAAATCCGATGCCGAGTATCTGGAAGACTTTAAGCAATTTGTCGGCGACGAAGATCCCGATTATGTGATTATTGACCCGTCCGCCGCCAGCTTCAAGGTGCTACTGCGACAGGCGGGGTATCGTGTTAAGGACGCGGATAATGACGTCAATGACGGAATCCGTATGGTAGCCATGCTATTTCGGACGCTACACCTGCATATACACGAGCGGTGCCAGAATACTCGAGATGAGCTGGCGTCGTATGTTTGGGATGAAAAAGCCGCATTAACTCACGGGCAGGAAAAGCCTGTAAAACAATCTGATCATGCATGCGATGCCATGCGTTATTGTGTAAAAACTATGATTAAAAGCTGGAGGCTGTCTGCTTATGAAGAAGAAAAGTAAAGCTCGCCGCTTAACGAACGACGCAGGGCGGAATGTGGGGCGGAAACTCACACTGGATGAGTTTGTGAATCCGCTTGCCCGGAGCGGTGCGGGGATGCCGAACCTGCTCGAAGCGACAGAATATCCGCTTACGAGGTTTACACAGAACTGGCAGGTGTTGAACTCTCTGTACCGGTCGCACTGGGTCGTCCAGAAAATCATTAACACTATCCCGCAGGATATGATGAAGAATGGCTATGATTTACAGTCTGACATCAATCCCGACCAGATACAGCAAATATCAAAAATTATCCGCCAGACACGCCTGCACTCAAAAATATTAAACGGGTTGTATTGGGGACGCCTGTACGGTGGAGCTGCCGGTATTATTATGATTGACGGTGAGGCTGATCACATGGATGAGCCGTTGGATCTGGATCGTGTGATGCCGGGTGCGTTTAAAGGACTGCTGATTATGGATCGGTGGTCAGGCATACAGCCCAGCGCGGATTTGATTACCGATATAACCGATCCGGATTTCGGTATGCCGGAATATTATGAGGTCACGCTGCCGGAAGGGCAGGGCGTTATACGACTGCATAATAGCCGTGTCTGCAGATTTACCGGGCGCGAAATGCCATATCTTGAAAAACTCGCGGAGAATTACTGGGGTACGTCTGAAATGGAACACGTTTTTTCGGAATTGAAAAAACGGGATAACGTGTCGTGGAATATAGCACTGTTGACGTTTATGGCTAATATCCGTGTTATGAAAATGGATGGTATGGAGCAGCTCTTGGCGTACGGCGGCGATAAGTCGCAGCAGGCTCTGTATAATACGCTTGAAGGATTGAATATGATGCTGAATAATAACGGCATTCAGATTCTCGGCAAAGATGATTCTTATGAATCCCATCAATATACGTTCTCAGGTCTGGGCGAGGTCTATGACAGGTTCATGATGGACGTGTCGGGGGCATGCGGGATTCCCGTCACGAAGTTATTTGGTCGGTCGCCTGCGGGCATGAACTCTACCGGCGATGCGGATATGGATAATTACTATGACACCATTGAGCAGTCGCAGGAATCGCAGTTACGTCCGGTGCTTGATAAGCTGCTGCCCATTGTCTGTATGTCAGCATTGGGGGCTGTGCCTGACGATCTGGATTATATATTTAATCCGGTACGCCGCCCGAGTAATGATGAAAAACAGAGCCTTGGCAGTCAGCAGACAGCAGCTGTCGTGCAGGCGTATACGGCGGGGCTGGTGTCCGAAAAGACCGCACTCCGCGAATTACAAGGGTCAAGCAAACTGACCGGCATGTGGACGAACATTACCGATGAGCAGATCGAAGCAGCGTCTGATCAGCCGGAAGCTGCCGGTGAAATGGATATCCCCGGCATGTCTTCGATGGAAACGCAGGACGCCGATTTTGAAGAAAGCAAACATCCGCGCAGTGATGACGGTAAATTTACTGGCGGTGGCTCCGGTGGCGGTAATAGTATTGGCTTTAAGCAGGAAAGCCTTGATTTATTAGGGCAAGAGCATAAAGCTCCTCACGGAGATGCTGCCGTCCAAAAATTACTTGATTGTAAAAATGGGCATATCAAAAATGCATTTATTCGTTCTGATATTGATGACATTACGTTAATTTGGGGAAATGATGCAGTCGGGCTGAAGCATATTATTAAACGTCGCAAGGAAGAAAATGAAGATGTCGATGAACTTGTTTCACATTTATCCGACACCATAGAAAATGGAACGTTAAAAATAAATAAGCGTGGCCGTTTTGTGATTACTAAAGGTAAATATCAAGCTATTATTTCTCCTGAAATATTCAATGATAAACTGAATTTTCTTGTTACCGGATATTTTGTATATGACAAAAAAGATCAAGGAAGTCATGAAGACGATTAACTCTCATGACTTTACGTTAGAAAGACATACTCTTCTAACAACCTTGATCTCTTCTGTCTTGATTATATATCTCTTATGATGATAAATCAATTGTGAGGTTATATATGCCATTATGGGAGCCGAGACGGCGGATTGAGCTGGCGTATCAGCGGGCATTGGAGCGTCTGTTAAAGCAGGCGCTTTTTACATGCCGCGACTGCAGCTCATATGCCGCATTTAAGCGGGCGATGGACGCTTGGTCAAAAACCGAGGAATTTCGGGAATTTTCCGAAGCTCTGGCGGGTAAAATGATTACCGGCTTGTTTGCTGATGTCGGCAGAAACTGGCGTGAGGCTGCACGCTATAACTCTAAAACTCGTGAAATGTATATGCGCTTGATAAAATCCATGGCCGGTGAGCGGGGCAGGCGCGTGCAGGAAATGATACGCGAAAATGCCGCGTTAATCCGAACACTGCCGCTGTCCACTGCTGAACAGGTTAGCGATTACGCTGCTGAGCAGGCAGCGAAAGGACGAAGACCTGAAGATATCGAAGCGGAAATATTAAAACTGTTTCCGAACCGAACGCGGGCGAGGTCAAAGCTGATTGCTCGCACAGAAACGGCGAAATATCACACAGCTATGATACAAGCAGACTGTCAGGATCTGGGACACAACTGGTATTTCTGGCGCAGCGTGCGGGATGAACGCTCCCGATCGGCGCATAAAAAAATGGATGGCGTTCTGTGCGCTTGGGATGATCCGCCGAATCCGGAGGCGTTATTTCCCGGATATCAGAAGCCCTATGGTCGATATCCGCCCGGCGGCACGTTTAATTGCCGATGTACGCCGGAGCCGGTTATTGTGCCGGAACAAATACCGGACACGGTACCGGTACATAAAAACGGAAAAATTACACGTATGAACAAATCGGCAGTTATTAAAATGGTAGGAGGTCTGATATAATGCAGGCTTATTACGGAAGCCGCTTTTCGCCCAACATGACGAGGACGACGGACGGCTTTTTAATCTGTCATAATGTCCCGCTTGCTCGGACGGGTGAGCAGGACTACCTGGGCAGCGAGGTCGGAATGAGCGATAGCTCAATCGTGAAAGTGTACCGAAAACCGGAAGAAGTCTTTAAGAAGTCTACTTTAGCGAGTTTTGAAGGAAAGCCGGTCACTGATGATCATCCTGCCGAGTTTGTAGAGCCGGGGAACGCCACGGGGTACATCCGCGGCACCTGCACGAATGTCCGCAGGGGTACCGGTAAAAATGCCGATTTAATTATCGGCGATTTGATTATTTATGACGCTACGCTGATATCCGAGATTGAATCCGGAAAGCGTGAAATATCTGCAGGGTATCTGTGCGATTATCGGGAATGCGACGGCGGATTGGAACAATGTAATATTGTCTGCAATCATATAGCGGTCGTGAATAACGGTCGAGCCGGTAGTCGGGTAGCCATCAGGGATGAAAAACCAGTTATTAAAAACGGAGGTAAGACAATGAGTAAAAAAGGTAATATTGTAAGTCGAATGCTGGCGGTCTTTGCGAAAGATGAAGATACCACGCCGGAAGATTTGAAAGAAGCTATGGACGCGGTGAATGAACCTGAAGAAAAGCCGGAGGCCAAACCGAAAGTAAAGCCGGAAGTGAAAGATGAAGACGTACCGGAAGAAGAAGTAAAAAAAGCACTTGATGCAGCGCTCGCACCACTCATGAAGCGCATCGCCGATCTGGAAGCGCGCATGAACGACGACAAACCGGATGATTTGGACAATCTCGAGAAAGAATTATCTGAAGATGAAGATCCGATTGATAACGAGGAATCCGTCACCGAAGCTCCGGAAAATATTAAAACCGAAGACGAGGACGATGAAGACGAAAAACCGACTGTTGACCGTGCGGTAGCTCGTTCTATTCTGCGGGCGATTAAACCGACTATCGCGGCACTGCCGGATGATCAGCGGCAAAAAGTCGTTGACGGACTTCGTGGCGCACTGATACCGCAGAAAAAGGATAATTCAGTTTTCGCTAAAATGCTGCATAGAAAAGCTGCAGACCATGGCATGGCTCACGCATCCGATTTCGGGGAAGCCTGCAGAAAAATGAATCCTCATTACAGAAAGGAAGGTAAATAATTATGCCAGGAACAGTTATTGGAAAAACTCTTAATTTCGGGTATCCCGGACAGATTAGCCGTCAGGGGGATGAAATTTCCCGTACCAGACCGGTAAAGAAAGGTGCTGCGAATATTCCGTTCGGTGCTGCCGTTGAAATCGGTACTGACGGAACCTGCACGTTACTGGGTGCAGGATCAGGCACCGCTGCTGCATTTGCAGGCGTTGCTATGCGTCGTGTAAAGTCCGCGCTTGTTTATCCTGATCAGAACCACGGATATTATGCAGCCAATGAAAACTGCGATATTCTCGAACGCGGTGCGGTCATGGTTGAATGTGTTGCAGGGAATCCGACTGTGGGCGGTGCCGTGCATGTATACAAAGCAGCCGCAAGCGGTCACAAAATGGGAGAATTTGCAGCAGCTGCAGATGCAACAAATACAGTACAGCTTACTAATGCTAAGTGGGCGACCGGTAAAGATGCGAATAACGTCGCCGAGGTCGTTATTGTAACCCGTCAGGGCGTTTAACAGGAGGTAAATAATAATTATGGGTAGAAAAATCACGATGCCGTCCATGTACGGGAACGCTATTCCCACATTTGACAGCTCCGCTATTTCCGGTGGTCTGTCCTTTCTCGTTTCCGAACTCGAGAAAATCGATCCGAAACTGCGCGAACCGTTGACAAGCACTACATATCCCCGTGATATTAGTATTCAGTCCGGCGGCGGATGGGTAGAATCCACCAGCGCGATGAATGTCGACTATGCGGCGGTCGGCGGTAACTCCGAAACCGGCGGCATTCAGAATGCTATTCGCAGGATTCAGGCGAACGTCGGTAAAGACGTATTTAAGGTGTTGCCTTATGAAATCACCATGGGTGTTAAATTCGTTGATATGCAGCGCGGTGCTGTAACCGGACGCTCTATCGAACAGATTTATAACACCGGTATCCGTCTTGATTACGACAAGTACATGGACAGCAATACTTATATCGGTAATGCTGATTACGGTACCGAAGGGCTGGTGAACCAGTCTAAAGTAACACCGGTTTCCGTTGCAACAGGTGCTGCCGCTGCCACTGAATGGAAGAAGAAAACGCCGCTTGAAATCCTTGCCGATATCAACGAGGCAATCATGGCAGGGTGGGCTGCTTCCGGGTACGACCAGACTGCTATTCCGAACCATATTCTGATTCCGCCGACACAGTATGGGTATCTGGTAACTACTATGGTTTCCATCGCCGGAGTGAACGGTGCAATCTCCATTCTTGAATATCTCAAGCAGAATAACATTGCTAAGAATAAGGGTGTCGACCTGTTTATCGGCGAATGCCGCTGGTGCGAAAAAGCAGGCGTCGGCCAGAAAGACCGCATGATCTGCTATGTCAATGAAGAACGCTTCGTCGGCATGGATGTTCCTGTGCCGCTCACTCGTGCAATGACACAGCCGGTAGTTGCTAATGCATCCTACGACAGCTTGTATGTGTCTGCTGTCGGTCAGGTTAAAGTACACTACACTGAACCGTTCGTTTATCGCGACGGTATTTAATCAAGGAGGTAGCTATGGTTATCTTTGCTCATAAGCGGGTAGGTTTCCGCAATCCAGAAACCGGGGCGATTTTTGCCACCCGTGAGATGGATTTGGTTGACGCGCCGGAATGGATTAAAGCCGATCCGATGTTTGACTGGGCGATGCAGGACGGGATTATTACAATCCCGGAAAACAAACCTGCCGATACTGATCCGCTGGACGATATGACGAAAGCGGAACTCATCGAAATGGGCACGAAACTCGGACTTGAATTGTCTGATAAGTCCACAAAAGCTGAACTCATTGAAGCCGTTACCGCGGCCAGAGGTAACTGATGAATATATACGGGATTATCGCTGCTGCGTCGAATATCCGGAGCAGTGATAATAATCCCGAATATACAATGGACGATTTTCTGACGATGTATCCGCAGTTTAAAGACGTGTCGGAAGTCGTCAGGAAAGCATGGCTCAAGATGGCTATGAACTGCCTGCAGTATGACCGCTGGAATGACTTGTGGGAGATGGGCATGGGGTTATATATTGCCCATTTCCTTACGTTATACCTGCAGTCGTCCACGCCGGATGGCGCAAGCACGCAGCAGATTATCAATGCGGGCTTATCTCGAGGTGTAGCTACCAGTAAATCTGTTGCGGATATGTCTGTCGGGTATGATTTTGGCTCAGTCGCGAGTGAATCGGCAGGTTGGGGGACGTTCTCCCAGACGGTTTACGGCCAGCAGTTTGTGCAGCTGGCAAAAGTTGCCGCCATGGGCGGTATGACGATCTGGTGACGATATGGGATTGACTGTGGTAAAGAAACATACCGGTTTTGACCTCGCCGCCCGCATGAAGGAACTTGGCAAAATCGGGGTACTTGTCGGTATACCATCTGACAGAACGGCACGTGACGGCGAATCGGTAACCAGCTCTGAACTGCTCTACCTGCATACCCACGGCATCCGCAGAAAAGCCATGCGGCAGGAAATGGATAAGAACGTCGAGAGCGGCATGAAATACAGCGCAGCGCATGAGTTGTATTTGCAAACTCACGGCTCCCCGTTGTGGGCTTCGCCGCCGCGTCCTGTCCTTGAACCTGCCATCGCGGCTAATAAAGCCGTTATTGCCCGGGCGATGAATACCGGCGTTAAACAATATCTGCAGACTAAGAATGACCGAGGCTTGCGAAGTGCGGGTAATTTGGCGGCATCGTACGCCAAGAAATGGTTTACCGATCCGCGTAATGGATGGGCACCGAACAGTCCGCGAACGATCGCGCTGAAAGGTTCAAGCCGCCCGCTCATCGATACGGGTGCCATGCAGGAGGCTATCACTTATGTAGTCAGAAAGGATTGATTGTATGCTGAATATTTCGTTTCTGCTTGATGATCCGGATTTCGTCACTACGTTCCAGATTGTTAAAAATCAGGGCGAGTGGCAGGACGGCGAGTATGTCGTATCACAAGCCGCGCCGGAAACGGTCAGCGGTGTCGTGAGGGCTACGGGCAAAGACGATCTGGAGATGCTTCCGGAAGCCGACCGGATATCCGGCTCAATCACATTCTGGACACGCAAGCCGATAGACCTTGATTTAACCGCCAGCCCGCCGCCGCGCCTACGGTATGCGGGCAATACTTATAAAATTATGCATCTTGAGAATTGGCAGGATTCCGGCTATACGAAGATGATCGGAATTATGCTCGGGAGGAACGGGACAAATGAAAATTAAAGCTCTGCAGTCTTTGCTCCGCACGGCAATTTGTGACATTCTTCAACAGCCGGTGAACGGCTCTACGGTGCGGGTGTCGTACCCGACAGACGGCGCACCGGGGTTCAAGATTTCGGATACCGTACTGTTCATGTTCCTGCATGAGGCAGACGATAGTTACGGTAACGACCGAACGCCGGTATATCATACCGAAAACGGTACCGTGTATCGTGACCATGTCGGAACACGGGTCTGGGATATACTGCTGACGTGCTACGGGGCGGATGGCCATGAATGGCTTGACCGTGTCCGTGCAGGGGTATTGTGGGAAAGCACACGGCGCACTCTCGAGAGTAAGAATGTGTGCCTTGTCCCAACGAATCCCGCAATTATGCGTGCTCCGGAACTTTTTAACGGGCAATGGTGGGAGCGGTCTGATATGACGCTGCGTTACAATGAACTCTACATTGATACAGAAAATGTGGGGGCGATTGAACACGTCACACTTACCGTGCCGCATGATTCCGTTCCGCATTCCGGTAATCAAGATGATTTTTCGGGCAATGTTGATATGCCCTGATTATGACAAAGGAGGCTAATATGCCGCTTAAACCGTTAGACCTGACCAGCGTTGTAAAGATTATAGTCAATCTTTCCCAGCGATCTGCAGTCAGAAAAGGATTTAATGTATGCTGCTTGATTGGCAAGACCGATATTATTCCGGCAGCAGAACGCGTCCGCGAATATTCGTCGCTGACTGAAATGCTGCAGGACGGATTCAAAACATCCGATCGTCTGTATAAAGCAGCAGCTCTGCTCATGGGGCAAAACAAAAAACCGGATAAATTCATGGTCGGCTGTATCGCCACAGTGAAGTCTGTAACGGAGACTGCCGTACAGGCACTCAAGGCGTGCCGTGAAGCTAACTATGAATGGTATGTTGGGATCGTCTGTGAAGAACAGACGCCGGAACAGCACTTGGCGAATCTCGAGTATACCAATTCTTGTACGCCGGATACAGTCTATGCGTACACCTCCGGCAATACCGAAAATGACGCTGCTGCTACGGATAACAGTATTTTCGTTAAAGCGAAGAACAAACTGTATCGCCGTTGTTTCGGCCTGTTTTCCACTAAACATCCCGACGCTGTGGCTGCCGCCATCGGAAATGCTATGGCATTTATGACCGGTACGATTAACTCTGCGTTCACGCTAAAATTCAAAACTCTTGCCGGAGTGGAAACGGAGAATGCCACTTCCGTGTTCCCATCAAATTCCGTAACGAAAATCAAGGGTGCAAACGGCAATGTCTATGTGAACCGCGGCACGTACTATAACATGCTTGAGGAAGGCGTCATGGCTGACGGTTCTTTCTTCGATGAAATTATTTTCCTTGATAAATTCAAGAACGACTGCCAGCTTGCGATTATGGATCGACTGGTACAGAATTCCAAGGTTCCGCAGACGGAAGCCGGAATGACGATCCTGCACAGGGCATTAGAGGACGTTTGTCAGGAATATAACAAGATCGGATTCCTTGCAGGTGGCATCTGGAAAGGAAATGATATCCTTGAACTAACCGCAGGCGATACGCTTCCGAACGGGTATCTGATTCAGTCGGAACCGATTGACAAGCAGTCCCAGTCTGACCGTGATAACCGTATCGCTCCGCCGATCTATATCGCGCTGAAGCTCGCAGGGGCTATCCATTCCGTTGTCGTGCAGGTTGATGTCAATCGTTAAGAGGAGGCTATTACATGAGATACTCAACTTATTCTTTCACCGACGTTACCGCCGTTATTTCGCATCCGTCCTACGGACAGTTTTCGGTTAACGGCGAGGGTATCGGGAATTTTTCTGTCAGCAAATCGACGGAACGCTCCCAGCAGAATATTGCTGCAGACGGCTCTGTCATGACCAGCAAGATTGCAGGTAACAATGGCACTGTATCTATCAATGCCCAGCAGACGTCACCTTTGCATAACTGGCTGCAGGGTTTGTTTAATTATTTGTGGTCTGCATCCACTGATGAATGGGCGCAGATCAGCTTGACAATTCGCGCTCCGAAAATGAGCAAGACGATTTCCTGCTCTTACGGTGCGTTTCAGAAGGAACCGGATGAACCGTTTGAATCTCAGGGACAGAATGTTAGCTGGGTGCTGCTTTTCGGCGATATTCAGCGGCTGAATCGGGCGTGAGGTGAACTATGAATTACAAAGATATTGAACTCACGGTTGCCGGAAAGAAGCGTAAATTTCGAATTAATAAATTTGACGCACGCACCGGCAGCTATATTCTCTATACAGTCATGTCGCGTTTTCTGCCGTCCATTCTGCAGATTCACGCGGGGAATCCTGCAGATATTTCTGATATGTCAAAGCTGGTCAATACGGATGATATTGTGTCAAGTATTGCTATGAGTGAGGGAGAATTCGGAAAGCTGCAGACTGAGGCTTTGCGTGCCTGTGAAGAAATTCTTCCTGCAGGTGTTACGCCGGTACTTGATACATCTGGGAATTTTGCAGTCATCGGGCTTGAAAAAGAAGCCGTGGCTGTATTCGTTCTTACAGCGCAGGCACTGGTATTTAATTTATCCGGTTTTTTCGGCGAAGACGGCTTGACTTCCCTGTTGTCAGGGATTCAGCAGGTTACGCCGTCGCAGAGCCGGTAAATATTAACGCTTTTGCTTACTTGCCTGTCATGCAGGGCATGTGGCAGCAGAAAGAAGTATTTGATGGTACCTACACGTTGGACGATCTATTGGATGCTCATGAAATGATCATCTTACAGGCGGAGAACAAGCGCAGGGCGCAGGAGTATGCGGAAATGATGAATGGTGGTGATGCATAGTGGCGGCAAACTACATTGAAGAATATCTGGTCAAGCTGGGTACTGATGTCGACGCGCGGTCGGTTGCGGAGTTACAGAAAGCGGTTAATTCCGTCCATCAAATGGTCGGCGGGATGGAATCGCTGGCTCCGAAACTGGCGAAAGCCAGCGCACTTGTAACGGCGGCGATTAGTGGCATTGTGGCGTCTGGAGTATCACTCGTAAAGTCCATGGGCGATCAGGAAATGGCGTATGAAACGCTGGGACGGACAATGTTCGTTTCCGCCGGTCAGGCGAAGCAGATGAAGATGGCATTGGATGCCCTCGGCAAATCGGCAAATGAAGTACAGATCAATCCGAAGCTCCGCGAACAGTATCGTCAGTTATTGGCTGACAGTGCGGCAATGATTGCGGGTAGCAGCTATAAGGCCGCCATGAATCAAGTGCAGGAACTGGCATTTGAATTCACGCGGCTAAAACAGGAAATCGCCGCCGGTATGCAGTGGGTTGCTTACTATATAGTTAAAGACCTTGCGACGCCGCTCGGCAATGCGAAAAAGACGCTCAAGACCATTAATGAATATATCATCACTAATCTGCCACGCATCACACGAACGATTGCGACCGGTTTCGGTTTTGTCCGGAATATAGCATTTGCCGTCTGGCGGGTACTGTCCGGCATCGGAAAGCGAATTAACGAATTCTGGCAGCGGCTGCCGCATAATGGTAGAGTGGCATTTCTTGCGCTTGGTACTGCAATTGCCGCATTCCTTGCGGGACCGATCGGTGCTATGGCCATGGCGATCGGCGGTGTATTGCTGCTCTTGGATGATTATTTTGCCTACATGGACGGCAAGAAGAGCCTGTTTGGAGAGCAATGGGAGAAGCTGAACCGTGTTTTAGAATTATGTAATAAAGCATGGTCGGTCATGGTTGATTATGTCAGCCGATTTTTTCATTGGATCGGGCATTCCGAACGTTTACAGGCATTTGTCGCTGCGTTTGAGCGATTGGCTAAGTCACTCTATGACATTACGGAATACCTCGGCGAGAGCTTTTTTGATAAACTGTCCGAGCTATGGAGTTACGTTGTCGATACCGAAACAGTCAATGCTTTTTCAGAAGCATTTGATTCGCTCGGCCAAGGTGTTACGTCCTTAGTAAATGGCATATCGTCACTGATTGACGGAATTCTAAAATTCTTCAAAATCAGTGACGGCATTACAAGTAAAACTCGCTCTTGGACGTCATTTAAAAAAGTCCTGAAACAGATTGTTGTTATTATTGCGAAGATGATTTCCGGCATTGGCAAATTTGCGAATATCATCGGGAAATTATTAACCGGAGATTTTGCCGGAGCAAAAGCTCTCATCGGCAATATGTTCTCCAGCGGTGTCGATATTTCGGACCCGCGCCTTGGTGCGCTTTCTCAAAAATATGAGGGCGCACCGGGTACCACAGGGGGTTCCGGTGGAGCGTATGGCAGCTGGCAGATTATTCCGGCGAATATGCCCGATTTTCTAAAACAGCTTGCTGAAACGAATCCGGAATGGTATTCGCGCTTGACTAATGCAGGAGATATCGGGTCTGCAGGGTTTGATCAGGAATGGCGCGATATTGCGAGCGAAGATCCGGAAGGATTCCGCGAAGCACAGCGGCAGTATATTGCAAGAACGCATTATGCGCCGCAGGTCGAGCACGTATTGAATGAAACAGGATTGAATTTAGATCAGCAGTCCCGCGGTGTCCGCGAAGCCGCATGGTCTGTCGCCGTTCAGCACGGACCGGGCACAGAACTCATTGCAAGAGCAATTCAAAATCTGGGCGGTGCCGGCGCAATTGATATGTCGGCAGAATCACAGCAAAATTTAATTGACGCAATTTACAACGAGCGAATGAAATATACCGGAAACAGCGAGGGCGTCACGGCAGAAAATCTGCATGACCGCTGGAATTCGGAACGTGCTGACGCGAAAGCGATTATACAGCAGGAAGCGGACGAATGGGCGCGGAATAATCCCCCGCCGCCACCGCCGCCACAGGAACCGGATGTAACGCCGTCTGAGAGTCCGTCATTGTTGGAAAGGGCGGCTAATACAGGAAAGGTGCTTGAAAACGGCTGGAATGCAATAAAAACGAAGTGGGGCGAGTGGACAGGTACTGTCAGTAATCTTGTGGGGACAAGCAGCTTTGCCGATTCCCGCAGCTCTAAAAATACGGTGAATGCGCCGGTCACAATTAACGTGTACGGAAATGACGCAGATCCGCAGGACATTGGACGTGCAGCGGCATCGGAGATAAGAAAGGTACTGCCGGAACGTGATATCGGTAATATTTACGACAGGGGGGCGGGTATGCAGTGAGTTTAATTACGTCAATCAAAGATTATGGAAAAGAAATCACATCATCCCGTGCCAGCTGGACGGATTTTACTAAAGATGTTGCAAAAGTATTTAACAATCAAACGCTGCTGGATTACACCACTGCGTTTAATAATTTTGAGGACTATATTTTATATACACCGAAATGGACAATTGGCGGAGCTGCATTTTCTGGTATTATGCGTACGAACCACTCTTTATCTGTGGAAGCAACGCATTATCCGGTACAATCCGGCTCTGTTATGACCGACCACGCGATATTGCTCCCGGCGGAAATTGATATTGATGTAATGGTATCGGACGCGGAGGTCTACGCGCGGTCAATTAAAACGGGAAATCGGTTATTTGACACGGTGCTTGATGTTTATAACAAAGCCACCAGCATAATTCCGATTACCAATTTTTTTGCACCGCCCGGCCAGCCTGCAGTTACCGGTGACCGCGGCATATCTGCATGGACATTGTTTGCGAATATGATTATAGCCCGAGTGCCGGTTGATATTGTTACACGGCTGGGAACGTATCATAATATGCTCTTAGTTCACGCAGAAGCTCCCGACGATAGACAGACCCTGCACGGCTTAAACTGTACGCTGCATTTTGAGCAGATTGATGTAGCTCAAGTCGCTGAAGTGCAGGTGTCCGCGCGCTCACAAACCACGGGATCGTCCAATTCAGGTGCACAACCGGTTGATACCGATTCTCCGGCGAATAATCAAAGCATATTATCTGCGATTAACGATTCTATCGGAGGTAAGTGATGTATTCGATTATACCGATTACTTCGAAGCCACGAAATACATTTTCATGCAAAATCCCGGTTGATGGAAAGAACGTCACGCTGGTATTTACTACTCGGTATAACGAGATTGCCGGGTACTGGAATGTGACGGTATCTGACACAAACGGTTTAATTTTAATCAACAATCTACCTATGCTGCCCGGGCAGAATATACTGGAGCAATACTCGTATCTCGAGATTGGTTCCGCTTGCATTATCCCCGCTCACCAGATGGAGGATGAATATCCAAATGCAGAAAATCTTGGTGGCGATTGGTTGCTTGTCTGGAGTGATACGGCATGAGCGCAAGACAGGAAATTACAACGACAGCCAATCTCGGCTTATACGGTCGCATGTGGCATGTACTTATACAATACGAAGAAACCACGGCATTAGACGTATCGAACCTCAGAACTGTCTTTGAAATCAAGAAAAATGCGTTAGGACAACCGTCTATTGCGCATATCGTGATTTATAACCTCGCTCCGGATACCGAAGCGCAAATCATTAAAGAGGGATTCCATATCCAGCTTGAAGCCGGATATGCGGCGCAGTACGGGTTGATATTTGACGGCGACATCATACAAGTATTCAGGAACCGTGAAGACGGCATAAATTATCGGCTGGAGATCATCGCTGCTGACGGCAAGAGTTTTTACGGCGGAAATTTTATTCGTACCACTTTGGCTGCGGGCAGTAAACCTCGAGATGTGATTGAAGCTGCGGCAAAGCTGGCATATTATCCAATTGAAATTGAGCGTGTTTCGGAAAACTTACCAGAGACCACGCTGCCACGCGGCAAAGTATGCTTCGGCTATCCGGCAGACATCTTAGATGATCAGGCACGGACGACCGATTCATTCGTGCAGGTTGATAATGGAAAGCTGGAAGTACGAAAATATACCGATCCGATTCCGGACGATAAATGCTTGTATTTGACGCCACAGACCGGGCTTGTCGGCACGCCGGAATATACAGATGATGGTATCGGAATAAAAATGCTGCTCAATCCTGCAGTCACAATCCACGGGTTAATTAAGATCGACAATGACATTATTCAGCGAACGGCGGTTGACACCGGTCAGATGATGAAGCCGAATATGTCACCGGCGGGCGGTAAAGTCGCAGATCAGAACACCCGATTCGATCTGACCGGTGAATACGAGGTATATTCGTTGGTTCATTCCGGAGATACACACGGCGAAACGTGGTTGACCGAGATTATAGGAATCGGCAGAAACGGGAAATCCGGACTTCCGATTATGGTTGATTCTGCAGATGGGACGGTGAGATCGTGATATCAATTGAAAGCCGAACTGCCGGTGATTTGGATAAAGCTCGGCGGGAGCGGAGTGATTTTTCCCGCACTCTCCGGGTTGCGATTACCGGTGTTGTGACCGAGGTGAATTATTCGGCGCAGACGGTATCTGTGCAGCCGACCATTCGGGAAAAAATAGAAATAAACGGAACGTATCAATGGGTAGAATTACCGATATTGATTAACGTTCCATTTTTTGTATATTCCGGCGGCGGCTATTGCATTACGCTGCCCGTTTCGCCGGGTGATGAATGCTTGGTGATTTTTGCCGATTCCTGCATCGACGCATGGTGGCAATCCGGCGGCGTGCAGAATCAGGTAGAACGCCGCCGACACGATCTGTCTGACGGCATGGCAATTGTCGGGTTCCGGTCGCAGGTGCATACGGTACCGGGATATTCCGGCGATTCCGTGCAGGTTCGGACAGAGGATGGCGGGACGTTCATTGATCTCAAGCCGGGGCAGGTCACGATAAATGCGGATGTGCAAATCAACGGCAACGTAACGACGTCTGCGAATTGTACGATAGCCGACACGCTTAGAGTTGCCGGTATCAATATGAATACGCATGTTCACGACGGCGTCAAAACCGGCGGCGGAAGCACAGGAGGTCCACGATGAAATACAGACGACTGGACGAAAACGGCGACTATACATTCGGAGCCGGATCGGCAAATTATTTAACAGATCGCGAGGCCTGCGCGCAGGCGGTTAAAACCCGGCTATTACTGTTTTTGGCCGAGTGGTGGGAGGATTTGAATGACGGGTTGCCGCTCTGGCAAAAAATCTTAGGTCACAATGACATTAAGGCGGCAGAACAGCTGCTGCGTGACCGTATTACCGGCACCGAACATGTACAGGACATTATTGAATTTCATTCGTACTGGAACGGTGACACTCGGCAGTACACGTTCTCCTGCACCGTCAGTACGGACTATGGCGAAGTGCAGTTATCGGAGGTGAAAATGTAATGGCATATTTTAAACCGTATATAGACGCGTCCGGATATCATTATCCGACATATAACGATATCCGGGATGATATGATAGATCATTTCCGGCAGATTTACGGACAGGACATATACCTCGGAAATGACAGTCAGGACTATCAGATGATTAGTATTTTCGCCCTGAAAATCTATGATACATTTCAAGCTGTCGAGTTGGATTATAATAACCGGTCACCGAAAACGGCAATCGGCACGGCATTGGACGCGCTGGTTAAAATTAACGGTCTGACTCGAAAAAAGGCATCATACAGTACAGTGCAAGTTACATTAACCGGTGAGCCGGGGACACAGGTTATCGGGGGGGTCGTGCGGGATTTAAATAATGTGCAGTGGTCATTGCCGTATCGAGTAGATATTGGTTCTTCCGGCACGGTTACGGTTACTGCTACATGCAGAAAAATAGGTGCCGTTGGCGCGACGGTCGGATCGGTCACGGGCATTGTTATGCCGACCAAAGGTTGGATCTCCGTTACGAATCCGGAACAGGCAGTGCTCGGGCAGCCGGTAGAAACAGATGTACAGCTTCGGGCGCGGCAGACGATTTCAGTTGCGAATCCGTCACGGACGATGCTTGAATCGACCAAAGGAGCTATTGCCGCAGTGTCTGGCGTGACACGTTATTCCGTCTTGGAAAATGACACAAATTTAACCGATAGTAACGGTATTCCCGGACATTCGATTTCTGCCATCGTGGAAGGTGGAAACGATATGGATATTGCGAAAGCTATATACCTGCGGAAATCACCGGGCTGTGGGACATACGGCACAACGACGGTACCGGTATTGAATACCGAAAATGTGCCAACGAATATTAAATTCTTTCGTCCTATATATAAGAAGGTTGCCGTGCAGGTGCGGGTGAAAAAACTAACCGGTTATACAAAAGAAGTAGAAGCGGCAATAATTAATTATGTGAAATATTATCTGCAGATCCTTGCAATCGGGCAATCCGTCTATCTGTCAAGTATCTGGGCGGTTGCGGCACGGGCAATTGCCGACATCACGAACCCAACTTTTAGTGTCGTCGAAGTGAAGTTAGGTATTGCGGGCAGTAACCCGACCGTTGCTAATATACCGATATCGTTTAATCAGGTGGCGCAATATAATTCCTGCACGGTCACAGCTGAAGAGGTGTAATCATGGCGTTATACGAAGGTTATTTAGATTGCATCACATCGGAGCATCGTGACAAACCGAAATATGCGGAAATGATGAAATTGTTGCTCGGTTACACTGACGATCCGATGCAGATATCATTTGATATGCCGGATGCATTTAATATCAATACAGCGGCAGGGACGCAACTGGATATTATCGGCTTGTATCTCGGGCGATCGCGGGTAATGCCGTTTAATGCGAAGAACGGCGCAAGCAATATATTGTCGGATGAGTTATACCGAATATTATTAAACGCAACGATTGCGAAAGTGAATTGGGATGGCGGTATTGAATCGCTGCAGGAACGATGGCGGGCGTTACTGCCGGATATCACAATATCGATCCGCGACAATCAAGATATGACGATTGACGTGTCATTAGTCGGCGTTAGCGATGAACAATTAAAAGAAATGATTGAACTGGGCTATATTATACCGAAACCCGAGGGTGTCAGAGTTAATATGCAGATTTCCGCGAATCCGTTATTCGCCTACGATTTAGACACAGCAACGTTTGCCGGTTACGAAAAAGGAGAATGGTCAAATGGCTAATAATAATTTCAAGGTTTTTGATGAATCAAAAACTAACATTATGTCCGATACGGATTATGAAAATCACACACAAAGAAAAAAAGGCGTTCAATCCGGGGTAGCGTCTTCGGCTATGCATAATAAGTTATATCGTCAGGTTAGTATGATGAGTAAAGCGTTAGCTGATTTTATCGTCAGTCAAGCATTTGATGCGAAAGACGAAGACTCGCAATTATTATCGCAGAATCTGCAGAAAGCGCTGACAAAATTTGCGAAAACGCCATTGGATGATCATAATACGAATCCCGCGGCTCACGCCGCGGGCATTGCGGGGAATGCTGCAACTGCTACCGCAGATCAGCAAGGTGTTAAATTTACTCAAGGTTACGTCGGCGACCGCACATATTTAAATGCGGGTATGTTTCATGCATGGAACGAAATTATGACAGCCGGAGTATATACTATCGATGAATCCTGTTTTGATCTACAAGGCGCACCGTCTAATATGGTAACGTCCGGTGTATTAGTCGTGTTTTTGATGCAGGATACCGTTGCACAGTTATATATCGCTAATAGGTATGATTCTGTAACGAATGACACCGCATTAAAATCAATGGCGACCAGACTGTATATCAATAATGCATGGACGCCATGGCGGTATGCAGCAGATTATTCCGGTATTGCCCGAAAATTTTTAATGCTATCCGGGGGCACACTGACAGGTGATTTAACCGTACCGACTGTACACGGGGCGTTAGACGGCAATGCTAATAGCGCTACAAGACTACAAACGACAAGACGAATAGGCGGAGTATCATTTGACGGTACTGCTGATATAGATTTACCCGGAGTGAACAAAACAGGGAATCAGGACACAACGGGTACTGCTAATAGTGCCAATTATATAATCTACACAAAAAGCATTTCTAATAATGAGGATAATGATATCGCTTTAGAAGCACTACAGTTAAACAGAATGACACTTACACGGGCTCAAGGTGTAAATATTAGCGGCAGTCAGAGATTCGGTTCTATCATATCGTTGCCATACGGGATAGATGACACGCGTAATATGGTGCAACAGATTTTCACGGAAAACGACAACGGGCGCATGTGGTTTCGAACAAACCATTATCCTGGTAATAAACAATTCACTCCGTGGTCTGCAATTGCCTTTTTGAGTGACATTACTGCTATAGACAGTATGAACGTTAATAACGCTAACGCATGGTGGGTGAAGTTAAAAGGCGGTCTAATAATACAAGGAGGACGCGCAAATAGTAATACGTTTTTCGCTTACCCGATTGCTTTTAATAATCTACTATATGTTGGAAAGCAAGTTACAGAAAATAATTCAGAAAATAACATGTGGATCAAGGAAAATGCTGTTGGCGAATGGAATCAGCCGGAGCATTCTTATACAAACAAAACCGGAATATGGCTCCCTAAAATGAACTGGAACCCATTATGCCAAGTCTTAGCTATCGGATTTTAAGAGAGGTAAAAAAATATATGACTTACATATCAATTTATAATAAAACATCCGGCGAACGTATCACATCATTGGTCACGGGCGTTCACGGCGAAACTATCGAAGAACTCACAAGAAAAGCAAAATCTGATTATCCGAACGCTATATATATCAATCAAACCGAGGATGAATGGCAAGAGTCCATTGCCGGTAATTATGAATATCGTGACGGTAAACTACAGGCACCGCTGCCGCCTACGCAGGAAGAGTTGGACGCCATCGAATATGCTCGTTTACAAGCCGCCGAATTGGCAGAGTTAAAACAGTTACTGTCAGATACGGACTATAACGTGACGAAATTCATCGAGGGTGTTTTAACCGCTGAACAGTACGAACCGATGAAAAAAGCACGGGCAGAATGGCGGGCGGCATATAACGCAATCGAAACAGCAAAAAACTTGGAAGCATTAAAGAAAATCACTTATAGCACCCATATCCCTGTAATCAAATAATAGAGGTGTCATTTTGAATGAAATTATTATCACGTCACCATCACTATATCAGCAGATAATAGGCAGTTTGACTTGCACTATCCCCGCAAATGCGGTTGTAGATATAACAGGCACTATCTTTTTCACACTTGCGCTATTGTTCACTGATGTTATGTTGCGCATTACAATTGAGTGTAACAACTATTTAAAAACCACAGGTAAGAGTTATACTCTGTGCAACATTATTACCACCTTCCTTTGGTACGGCTGGGGTTCTGTTACGCTGCCAAACGGCAGCAAGTGCAGGTTTTTAATCAGCAAAGGGCTGCGGACGGCATTAGTATTAAAAATGGCGGTGCAGTACCCCGTGCTGTTTGCTTTTTCCGTACTGTCATTCTTGTTGCCGGACGTTGAGATCATTGGCTGGCGGTTTGATTACGTTGTTTCTTTCGCATTTTTGATCATTCCGGTACTTTGCGAAATAACGTCCATCATTGAGAAATTAAATATGCTGGACGCAGAAATAATTAAAATCGGACACGCTTTTATCAGATTTATTAAATCGGTTAGGGGGTAATATGCAGGGCATATTAAAAAATCTATGGACTAAAGCTGTGTCATATCTGCCTACCGCCCGCAGGAAAATACAAACGTCCATGCAGATTGTCTATGTGTACGGCACAGGACTTATCATTTTATTTTTGATGATATTAACCGCATGGCTGCATGATTGGTGGCGGACAGGCGTTGCAAATACGCCGCTTTTAATTTCATTTTTCAAGGAATTTACAGCTCCGGCAGTTGTCGGGGCTTTTACTTTTGTTTCCGTTTTTTTGGTTGATAAAAACCATGACGGCAGACCGGATGCCGCAGAAAAAGAAGCGAAAAAGGAAAAGCCTAAGCCACCGACAATACCGCCGCAAAGGGAGGATAAAAAATGAATATAATAGAATTTAAGCAAGAATTAACTGCAAATCGAGATTATTTTTATCAATTCCCGTTCCCAATGAGAACATATTATCATTGGACGGCGGGTAGATACTTTACCACGTTTGATGATTACCATTACTGTATTAACGGTGACGGAGAGATTATCAACACAAGGCCAATTACCGAAGTGCCGGAGGCTACGTGGCACAGGAACACGGGCAGTATTGCTATTGCTTTGTGTGCTTGCTATGCCGGCAAGCCTGATGACTTGGGTGACTATCCACCGACAGATGCGCAAATTGAAACACTGTCCCAAATGACCGCAGCTATTGCAGAAGTGTTTGAGAATCCGATTGACGCTGAACATTTCATGACGCACGGCGAAGCAGCAGATATTGACGGGTACGGGTTGTATTCCGGTGAGAGAGATTGCCGCTGGGATTTACAAATCCTGCATGATGGCGACGAGTACGGTACCGGTGGAGATATTATCAGGGGTAAGGCACAGTGGTATTTAGAGCAAGGGGTGTAATATGTATGATAAGAAAGAAGCTTATTATCTGCTTGGTATCGGCGGGATTGTCCTTGTCGCCGTCATTGTTTGGGTCCTCTGTGCAGGCAGAGGTGATGTATCAAATCTCCGAGGCGAAGCTGACACGGTTAGAAATGAACTTACAAACGCTGGAGCGTCACAGCAAAGAGAAGCAGAGGCTATTGGCAGAGCAGCAAACGCAGCTGACCGAAGCGCAGAATCAATTAAAAGTAGTCAACGAGCAGCTGAGAATATCACGGCAATTGAACGATCAGACGCAAAAATCATTGCAGAAAGCCGAGAAATACTTAAATCAGTACGAGAAAGAGGCGGAACGGAAAATCAGAATTAAAACACGCCAGCGTAATTTGTGGATTTTAATTTCCGGCGGGCTACTCGCAGGTTTGGTAACGAGGTGATGGCATGAAGTGGTTTATTTACGCTCCTTTGCAACTTGTCTGTATGATTGTTTGCTATCTCACGAATTGGATTGTCGTATTGTTTGCTGACCAGAACGGCGAATTACCGGGACTGTTATGGCTCTGGCAAACGTGGGACGATAGCTTGGATAGCGAGGATTGCGTAACAAAATATGTACCGTCAATAATCCGATACGACTTTTACAAATATTACCGTGTAGAGCGGCACTTGCTGCCCGAATATAACCGTTGGCATAAATACAGTATTAATATTGCACCATTGCCGTTGATTGACCGCATTAAGCGGTACTGCTGCCGCGTTTTTTGGCTTTACAGAAATTGCGCATATGGCTTTGCGTTTGAATTCTTCGGCTGTAATGTTCCGCCGGATAGCGTTAAAGTCTATGCGGACTATAAAGCCGGCGAACATGAACTATATTATGCGTCGTCAAGAAATCACTGGATGTTATACTGTACGTTACCGATTAACCGTTATTTTAGGTGGCGAATATATTTAGGCTGGAAGCTATCACCGTATATTACAAGCTATCACAGAGCAATGATTGCGTTTCGCGTCTGGTTTTGTCGTGATAAATAGTAAAAATAAGTTTTTGCGCAGTAAGGATATTTCGTCCTTACTGCTTTTTTTATTGCAATGGCCATTCGATAAATACTGACTTTTTTATTTTTCGTCTGTCAGAATGCTGATAAATACTGATAATTTTAATATTGTAAACTTTACTGTTTTTGGTGCGGTTTGGCCATTAAGAAAACTACTGAATTTATTTGTAAACTGTTTATGTTTAAGTTAGAAATAATTTATAAAAAATATTTTGAATTAGTATTGCAAAATCAAAATAGGAATAGAATTATAAAAAATAAGAGCGGTGAAATACCCGTTCTTTTTATAATAAAAAAAATAGGATCGATATCAAACGATATCAATCCCGCAAAAACAGAAAATCTGTTTTTGAGTTCTGAAAACATTATAACATGTCACGTCTACGGCGGACACAGGATTACGCTGTGGCTTCCACGTGGCTTCCAATCTGTATAAGCATAAATTCTAAAAAATACGATAAATACTAAGAATATTGAATGTTTTATATCCACATCAGAATTATGATAAGTATAA